TTCTGCTACAGATGATGTAATCGACTTCGTTCTTGACGCTCACGATGCTTTCTTCGGTAACTGATTCCATGAACAAAATGTCAACCAAAGGCAACTATTCTTTCTACAAGGTAGAGATCGACCTCCACGAATCTCCCCAGCATCCTATCATCTTCTTCAGGAAAGAACGTAAGTGCAAAACATCCAAGGGGATGGATAGACAGCACAATAGAGTAGTGAATGAGACTGTTGAGCAGTGGAGACAATACTCTCAGCAGATCCGCCGTTACACCATTTCACGTGTGCCAGCAGACCAAGTGGACTACGTGGTCAACTGATCGCCCCCATCCTATGCTTATAATGGTCACATGAGCAAACAACCCATGAAACGAGTTCACAACGGTGCTTTCCTCGTTAACGAGACCGCTGCCAACGATCCGATCTGCCAGCAGGTCATGGCATCCTACCTTGCTGAACTCAAAGCAGAGACCGCTCGCCGTGAGCGTATCCGTCAGGGTCTAGAGGCAGCACCTGACAACCAGTGGGGCAACTGGAACATCAGTGATCGCCACTGATCACCCCAGGGTCTACAATACACACATCAACCAAACGGAGCAACACATGAACGGATGGGCAAACTACGAGACCTGGAATGCCTCCCTCTGGATCGGCAACGATGAGAGCATGTACCGTCTCGCTGTGTCCTACGTTGAGCAGGCACGACGCTTCGGGCAGGCGATCCGCTTTGACAACCTCATCCCTGCCCTTGAGGTGAACTTCGGGCAGATGACCCCTGATGGTGTCCGTTGGATGGATGGACGGATCGACACCGATGAAATGGATGAGATGCTGGCAGAACTCGTAGACTGAACCAATTGGTGAACTGGTCCCCTAGGGGTAGGCAACCCTCCCCTAGGGTCTACAATACACACAACAAGCAAACACACCAAATGCTCACCGCTTCCTTCGCCGTCCAACCAGCATCCTTCGCTAACTTTGACGAGTGGGGTTGTGACTGGGCAACCGACATCAACCATGCCTACCGTCTCGCTGCTACCTATGGAGAAGATGCAATCATCTGGCGCTGCCCGAACAGTGGTGGCAACCCCACCCGCTGGGTTCGTGTTGAGCACCAAGGCGACAGCATCCAAGCGTGCTAAGATTGCCAAGGCAGGGGCACGACTCCTGAACCGATTCCTCCCACACCATAAGATCGTCGTCTTCACCAAATGAACTTCGGAACAGCAACCAAAGCAGAACTCATCGCCGCTGGGTTCACCATGAAGACCATCCGCCCACGTCGTCCCCGTAAGGGTGAACTCACCTGCCAACGGGTAGGATTTAAAACCAAGCGAGGGTCACAGCAATGGGCACAGCGTGAGCACATCGCCTCGCCCTCTGCCTACGCTGTGGTGATGGGCAACGGGTGACAGCATAGCACAGGGGCAGGGGGACAGTTAATGCCCCCTTGCCGCCCCCCGCCCGATGCGCCGAGCGATGCCCAAAAAAGTACCTTCTTTCTAACCTACAAACGTTTCCAGACGCTCGATAAATATTAAAGGGAAATCGAGATCTCAAAACAACTCGAAAATAAAAAATTTCCCAGGTATCAAACGCCCTCAAAAGTCGATCATGAAACACAAAGTAACTTACAGAACGCCTAACGGCGTATTGCAGGAAACCATGTTTGATCAATTTGATGAATTTTGTGACAACATGGAGGACGTAGCAAAGCAATATTACCAGGGACTGAAAGAACCTGGAGATGTCAACATTGAATCAGTATTAGACGATGGAACAACCAGAGGAGAAAAGGTTTCATTCGATGGAAGATCTGAATTCCTATCTGAGCAACATGAAGCTGATGTATAGACCTCCTGGTGGGGACTATATGCTTCTGACAGACTATCTGAACACCGTAGAAGAGCGATTAAGGAGGTTAGAGGATGGCACAACTGGTAATACCGACAACAGTTGATACAGCGTCAACTGATGGCAACTGTACGTATCCTGCTAAGCCATTAGAAGGACAACCGATTGTCTCACCGAACATTACGATTGGTGGACAGCAGGTGAAGTTTTATACATCTTCAACACCTCCTGCTACTGTAGAGGGTGTAAAGGTCAACCCTCTCATTCCAGCACCCTGCCAACCAGGGGTAAGGGTTATTCAAGCAACAGTAAACACTACTGTATTCTTTAACAACCAATTGCCAGCGGTAGCAGGGGACCAAGCATCAATGGCAGGTACTGCTAGACCACTAGTTGGTCCATACGGTCCAGCGACGGTATTGATTGGCAGTTCTGGATGACTGTGGTATAATATTAGAGTCTTTCAAAGGATAGTAATGGCAAGAGCAAAAGTTGGACTCTCGGGCGATAAGATGATCGAGTCTGTGCCCAAGAAAACGAGACAGGGGATGGGCAAGCACACGAAGTATGCTGCCAGTTCCTCCAATAAGAAGAGGAAGCGTTATCGTGGACAAGGTAAGTGAAGTAAGAGAGTGGATTAAACACATCTCTGAGAAGCGTGGGGAATTGGGTGGTTTTGCCATTTGTCCCTACGCTTTTTCTGCGTCGGTACATATAGAGGAAGTCGCTCTGAGCGAGGTGACTCTGAAAAAGGGCGCGGACGTAATCGTTTATATTGTTGGAGACTGTAGTGTTGCTGCTATGATGGCAACCGTTGATCATCTTAATATGATTCATAATGATTATATGTGGTTAGATGATCATAAGGACGAACCAACGTTTATAAATGGGGTCCAAAGTAACTTTGGTAAAGATAATCTTATTCTGTGCCAGAAGAAAGATAAATTACTAGAGGCAAGAGAACAATTACACAAAACCGACTATTATAGTCATTGGCACCAAGAAATGTACAAGAGGATCATCCATGGCAAATTCACCAGTAGACAAGAGCAAGTCGTTCGTCGAATCTGGAATGACACTCATAACGGATCAGGCGTCTGATTATTGGTTAAAGAAGGCATCAAAGGCAAGAAAGGAGAATCAACGGATTTTTGACAATCAAGAAGAATGGGCAGATGGTTTTTGTGGGAAGTGAGATAAATAGTCAATAAACCTGTCTTCATGCCTGAATTCCAGACATTTAAGGATTTCAACATCAACTTTAAGCCTCATCCTGTAACGGAAGACTTACAAGTTGTGAAAGATAGTGCGGATATCAAACAGTCAATTAAGAGTCTCTTAATGACCCGAAAGGGTGAGAGACTCTTTAATTCTGATTTGGGCACTGCTTTGGGGGATCTATTGTTTGAACCTCTAGATTTTGGTACGGCATCAATCATTCGTGATGAAATCTATGAAGTCATCAGTAAGTATGAAGCAAGGATTGATATTATTGAATTGAACGTTGACACCAATTTTGATGACAATGGTTATGATATTAACTTAGAATACTCGATTCGTGGTAGAGCGGATCTACAAACAAACATCGAATTCTTCTTAGAGAGCACTAGATAACCATGGCGTCATACGTACAAGTATCAAACTTAGACTTTCAGGATATTAAGACTGCTCTCAAGGAATATTTGAGAGCACAGTCCGACTTTACGTCGTATGACTTTGAAGGATCGTCAATGAGCGTCCTGTTGGACGTTCTTGCTTATAATACCTACTACACAGCATTCAACACCAACATGGTGGTGAATGAACTGTTCCTGGACTCAGCAACCCTCAGGGACAACGTTATTGCCCTTGCCAAGCAGTTAGGGTATAGACCCAAGTCAAAGGTCGCTCCAGAGGCACGTGTGACCTTTACAGCGACTTATAGTGCTGCTGCTCCTAAGGTATCTGTACTACAGAAAGGAACAGGATTCACAACCGTATTCAATGACACCCTTTACTCCTATGTGACGATCGACGACCAGTCGGTGCCTGTGGAAAACGGTGTTGCTTATTTTGACAATATTCCCCTCTATGAGGGAACCCTGATTACCAGTACGTATGTTGTCAATACTGCCCTACCCTCCCAGAGGTTCATTATTCAGAACCCAGGCGTCGATACTAGTTCGGTGAGGGTAAAGGTATACGAGAGCGAGCAATCGACCTCCTACGCCATTTACGACTACGCTGAGAACATTCTCAATGTAGACTCCCAGTCCAAAGCATTTTTCCTCGATGAAGTAGAGGATGAACGCTACGAATTGTTCTTTGGTGATGGAGTCTTAGGTGAGAAACTTGAGAATGGTAATAAGATTGAGATTACATACCTAGTTACTAACGGTGATCAAACCAACGGAGCGAAGAGTTTCACCTTCAATGGTGTTATTACCGACAAATTCAGCAATACTGGGTTTAGTTACGTTGTTGCTGTTAATTCAGCAGCAACTGTAGCATCAAATGGTGGTGCTGGTATCGAATCGGTCTCTAAGATCAAGTACAACGCTCCAAAGTATTTCAGCACCCAAGACCGTGCTGTTACTGCTAATGACTACGGCAGCATTGTAAGAAACATCTATCCTGCTATCTCAGACATCATTACCTTTGGTGGTGAAGAGGACGATCCCCCAGAATACGGTAAAGTTAAGATCGTCATCAAACCAGAAAACGCTAGTTTCTTGTCTTCTACTACAAAGAAGAGTATTGTAGAGAAAATGAGGAACTATATGGTTGCTTCTGTAACCCCAGAGATCATTGACCCC